CAGGAGCAGGAATCTCTCCGCCCTTACCTGGCCGAATACGCCGGGAAAATGGCCATCTTCAACCAGACCGCTCCGTCTGACAAGGACGAGGACTGGGGGGAAGGCCCGCAGTACGGCAGAATCTTGTTCTCTGTGGATCTTCAGGGAGACCCGGAACGCACCCTGGGCGGCAAGCTGACCATGGACATCCTGTGCATGGAAGGGGAGCAGTTCCCCGAGGAGATCGAGCCGATTCTCCGGCCGCTTATCCATGGTTACTTCTTCTGCAGGAAGAAATTCGTTGTCTCCGCTCAGTGGCTTGACACCAAGCCCTTCACTGAGCCCACCAACCAGCTCACCGGCTGCACCCTCTTCTTTGACCTCCTGGCTTTCCCCATTTCCGATTACGCACCCCATGTGATCACCCAGTTCAACGAGTGGAGCTCCACCATCGAGGGCCTCCACGTCATCAACCGGGATCCGCTGCCGACTGTGGCATGGAAGCCGGAAAAAGGGCAGTCCGCTATCTACTGGCGGGTGGCCAAAGAGGAACAGTGCCGGTGGATCCCCACCACTTTCTCCACTGTCTGGATGTCAGCCACCGTGAAGGGCTATATCTTCTCCGAAACGCCTGCCGCTGCCGCTGAGATGGCGCACAATCTGATGATGCGCCTTTATTCCGACAAGCGGCTCAGGAAGGACGGAGAGCTGCTTCGTGCCGGAGAATCCCCCATCATGGTCAACAGCAAAAACACCGTGGATAACGGCGCTGATCCGCTCAGGACAGGCCAGCTGACCGTGGAAGCCACTTATGGTACCGTTGTCGCCTTCGAGCCTGATCCTGAGCAGGTAGGCGTAATCCAACACATCTACAAAAGCTGAAAGGAGACACCATGGCAAGCACGAAAGCAAAGGCCGCTGAACCCGTGAAAGAGGCGCCCGTTGTCGAGGTAAAACCCGTCGAGAGCGTCTACTCTGCGGAAGAGCTGGCCAAGAATCACAAGTTGTTTAAGACCTCCTATGAAATCGTAGCCGTCGCCCTCCGCAAGGCGGGCAAGAAGGACGCGACCCTCTCGGAGGCAAAGAATATCATCGAAAAATTCAAAAATAGGGAGGTCAAATAAATGGCTATCTTCTTCAACGAGGGCGAACAGAAAGTCCGCCCTGGCGTGTACCAGAGACACACAAACTCCGGCTTCAACGCACCTGTCAGCTCCCAGGATGGCTACTGCGCCATCCCCGTGAAGGCTTCCTGGGGCCCTCTGGGCAAGGTCGTCCGCAACATCGTTGCCAATGACCTGAACAAGAACTACGGCTCCGGTGCCTATGGCGCTGGCCACACCGTTCCCGCTGCAGCTGCTATGTTCGAGGGCGGCGCTTCCGTCGTCTACACCTACCGTCTGGGCTCCGGCGGCAAGCAGGCATCCAAGGAAATCACCACCGGCCTGACTGCTACTGCCATGTATCCCGGCACCCTGCCTGTCAGCGTTGCTGTCCAGGAGAAGCTGGGCAACGCTAACACCAAGATGTTCCAGGTATATGCCGGCAATGCTCTGGTGGAGGAATTCTCCTTTGCTGCTGATGGTGCTGCTGAAGGCGCCAACCTGATCGCAGCTGCTAAGAATTCCAAGTACGTCATCGTGTCCGGCGAAGCTGCCACTGTTCCCGTTCTGGCTGTCGCTTCCGGTGCTCTGGAAGGCGGCGAGGATCCTACTGTCACCAACGAGGATTACTCCAAGGCATTCGCAGCCTTTGAGCCTTACTGGTACAACACCATCGCTCTGGACGTGGATGATCCCGACATGACCCTGAGCCTGCTGCTGCAGACTTATCTGGCCAATGCCTACAAGCTGGGCAAGCTGGGCGTGGCTGTTGTCGGTGACAAGACCACTGTGGACTTTGAGACCCGTCTGGAGCACGCCAAGTCCTTCAATGACTGCAAGGTTGTCTACCTGGGCGGCGGCTGGATCTCCGGCTCCGAGAACAAGGACGGCGTCATGGCCATCTGCTACACTGCCGGCGTGATTGCTGCTACTCCTTCCAACCAGGGCATCGTCCACACCGTCATCAACGGCGCGACCGAGCTGTGCGAGTCCCTGACCAATGCTCAGTACGTCGATGCTATCCTGTCCGGTATGCTGATGGTCTCCCGCTCCAATGACGGCAGCATCTGGTATGAATCCGGCGTCAATACCCTGATCACTCCCGACGAGAAGACTCAGGATCTGGGCTGGAAGAAGATCAAGCGCGTCAAGTCCCGCTTTGAGATGATCGACCGTCTGGACCGCACTCTGGCTCCCAAGGTCGGCCGCGTTTCCGCTGGTACCGACGGCATCGCCGATATCGTCCAGGCCGGTCAGCGCGTTCTGGATGCCATGGTCGGCGAAGGCAAGCTGCAGCGTGGCGCTCAGTTCATCGAGGACAAGGGCAACCCTGCAACCGGCGACAGCGCATGGTTCATCATCCAGGCCGACGACAACGACAGCCTGGAGAAGATCTACCTGCACTACCAGTTCCGCTATTCCCAGGAATCCTAAAAGGAGGGCGTAAATAATGGCATCCAACAACACTCTGAATACCACTGAGCTGATGACCGGCAAGGACGGTCGTCTGTTCGTTGAATTCAACGGCAAGAACGTATTTCTGGCCGAGATCAACACCTACTCCGTCAACATGAATGTGAACACCGCCGAGAAGCAGCCCGTCGGCTCCATCCTGGTGCATCGCATTCCTACCGGCGTTACTTTCGACCTGACCTATACCGAGATGGTCGTCCGTGACGATCTGATCATGGAGCCCCTGCTGGCAGCTATCCAGAACGGTCAGATCCCCGTCTACAACTTCCAGGGCGTGGCTTACAAGCCCGACGGCCAGGAGCAGCGGATCGCATTCAACAATGCAGTTCCTAACGGCACCTTCGGCCTGCAGACCCTGACTCCCGGTGAAGTCATTGAGCGTGAGCAGAGCTTCGCACTGAACTCCATCCCTCAGTTCATCTCTTCCCTGGCATCCACTTACCTGAGCAAGTAATACAGACAATGAGGCCCCTGGAAAGGGGCCTCTCATAAAACAAGGAGGAAAATATCATGGCAACCAACGAAACCGAAAAGAAGAACGTCACCGGCCTGGACACCGCTGCAAACCGCAAGGAGGCCGAGTATGATCTGGTAAGCTCCCTGCTGGCAGCTGCCAACTTCCAGACCGACGATGACCAGATCACTGAAGTTGAAATCAAGCGAAATGGCAAGTTCATGTTCGCATTCCATATCCATCCCATCAGCGACACTGATGCCCGCTTCGCCCGTAAGAAGGCGACTACATACATGCCCAACCCCAACAACAAGAAGCTGCCTCCCATCGAGAAGGAGTTCAACAACTCCATTTTCGGCAGCTGGCTGATCTACCTGGCTACCACTGAGGAAGACCAGGCCAAGATCTGGGGCAATGCGCAGGTCATGGCTGCCAAGGGCTGCTCTCAGCCCTGGGAGTCCGTCAACGTCCTGCTGACCATGGGCGAAAAGAAGAGAGTCCTGGACCTGGTCACGAAGATCAGCGGCATGGACGATGATGACGAAGAAGAGTTCATCTCTGAAGAAGAGTACGCAAAAAACTAATCGAGGAAAGCGATCTGGCCTATTGCCTCCACATCGCTTTTCAGAATCAACATATCGAGCCGGGGATCTTCATGGGTCTCCGGACTCGCAATGAACCGGTAACGGAGGGGGAGCGGGCGTTCATGCTCGCTTCCACCAAGAAGGCAATCATGGAGGGAGATACCCCCGTGAAAATCCGTAATTTCTCTTCCAATAAGAAGGACAAAGGAGGTAAAAGCTGATGGCAAATAAGGTCACAATCGACGTTGAGGCTCGCTTTATCGACAACGTAAGTGGTGAAGCCGGTGCTGCCTCCAATGCCTTCAAAAAGGTAGAAACCACAGCCAAAGCAGCTGCCAAAGAGGTGGATAACCTCGGCAAAAAGGCCGCTGCTCCAAAGCTGGATGCCAATACCGACAAGTTCAAGAAAGCCATCGATGACAGCGATAAGAAGCTGCAGAAGTTCGGCAAGAGCAAGGCAGAGGCTAAGCTGGGAGCCGAGGACAGGGCTACCTCTGTCATCACCAGGGCCATGAACAAGCTGAAGTCCTGGGCAAGGAATCCCAAGGCCGCTGTCCTGCAGGCCAAGGACTATGCCACGTCCAAGATCAGAAACGCGATCAGCTGGGGCCGGAACTTCGCCGGCAAGACCTACTCGGGCATGATAAAGATCCGGGACTCTGAAGCTCTGTCGTCACTACGGAAGATAACATCCGGCGCGGAAAAATTAACCGGTAAGACCTGGTCTGCCGTTGTGAAGATAAAAGATGCTTTTACAAGTCCATTAAGGGCTCTGAAAAATTCGCTTTTCAGCATTAAAACCCTTATCGGCGGTATTGCCGCTGCGTGGGCAACAGTAAACTTTGTAAAAAACCCAATAAACCTGGCTGACCAGTATTCCTCTGCAAAGATCGGATTCAGCACCCTCATGGGTGAAGAAGCCGGTCAGCAGATGATGAATGAGCTGGACGCATTCGCAAAGAAAACACCGTTCAAGACCTCCGGCGTTATCAGCGCCGCTCAGAAGATGATGGCCATGGGCTGGGATCCCGGAAACATCATCGGCGACCTGGAAGTCCTGGGTAACGCTGCAGCGGCAACCGGCAACCTGGACCAGGGTCTGGAAAGCATCGTCCGCGCCATGTCCCAGATCAAAACCAAAGGCCGACTCTCCACAGAGGAGCTGAATCAGCTGGCAGAGGCAGGCATCGCCGCAAAGGCCATGCTGGCAGAGCAGATGGGCTACGGTACCGGAGATGCTGGTATCGCAGCCATGACGAAAGACCTCGAAAACGGCGCGATTGCTTCCAACGAGGCTATCGCAGCACTGATGGCCGGTATGCAGAAGTATAACGGCATGATGGACAGTATGGCCAACGAGACCGCGAGCGGTCTGTGGAGCCAGATCCAGGACACCTTCGAGATCAACGTCTTCCGTAAGTGGGGCCAGGGCCTCCAGGACGGCGCAAAGAAGGGCTTCGGCACAGTCATCCAGCTTCTCGAAGAATCGGAAGGCGCCCTCTCTGAGTTCGGTGACATGCTGTATGACATCGGCAAAACGGCATCCAACTGGGTGGCCGATAATTTCCAGGGCCTCGTCGACAAAATCATGGAGATCGCAGACACCGACGAGTTCAAGAGCGCCGACCTGGGTGAGAAGATCTCTATGCTCTGGAAGGGAGCAATCGCTGACCCGTTCAAGGAATGGTTCAACGAGCTCTGGACAAGTGAAGAAAATATCGAAAAAGCCGCATCGTTCGGACAGTCCATGGCTGAAGCTCTGACAAAAGGCATTCTCGCCTTCCTGGGCATTACGGACATCTTCGCGGATACAGGTACGGACGCCGAAAGCAAGGGCGCAAATATCGCCCAGGGCTTCGCAAAGGGCTTCGCTGAGGGCTTCGACACCTCTGCCATCACTGACAAGCTGGTACAGGCCATCAAGAATGTGTGGGGAGCGCTGCCTACCTGGGCGCAGGTCCTGATCGGCGGCTATGCTGCAGGCAAAGCCATCGGCGGCATCGGCAATTTAGTCGGCGGCGCTGCCAACCTTATCGGCACCGTAGGAAGCATTATCGGATCCCCTACCGCCATGACCGGAATCGCTGGCCTGGGCGTTAATACCGCCATCGGTCTGGGTGCCGGAAACCTTGCTGGTGGTGCGGCTCTGGGAGGAGCCGGGCTGACAGCTCTGGGTTTAGGAGGAATCGCTGGCGGCCTGGCTGCCGGTGCTTCTTTCGTCAAGGGTGGCGTCGACCTGTACGATTCTTACAAAGCCTATAAAGCAGGAGACACAACAGAAGGAGACGCGAATGCGGTAAGCGGCGGCACTACTCTCGCAGGTATTGCTGGCGGTGCTGCTATCGGTGCTACCATCGGTAGCGTGGTGCCTGTTATTGGTACCGCTCTCGGCGGTATCATTGGTGCCGGTGTGGGTGGCATTGCCGGCTGGCTCGGCGGCAATAAACTGGCCGACGAAGTCCGTGCAGAGGCAGCCATCGCAGAAAATGAAGCATTGAAAAGCATGACTGCAGCGGAAAAGGCCAGTGCGAAAAGGGCAGCAGCACAAAAAGAATACCTGCAAATGATGGAAGACGCCGAGACTAAAGAGGAAGAAGCTGCGATTTTTAATGAGAAAAAATTAGAAGCCGCTAAGACTCTTTTCGGTGACATTTCCCTTTCTATGGAAGAAATCTCACGGCTGAGCCAGCAGCTTGTATTCGGCGATGATCTTCCCAAATATGAAAAGTTTGCTGCTGCCACCCAACAGGCGAAGGCAAGCCTGCAGGCCCTGAACGCAGCCGGACAGCAAACTGATAAATGGATGTGGAGAGCCAGTCTGGGCTTAGAGTTCAATGAAGACGAGGTCGCATCCATCAAGGCATCTTTTGACGAGTACATCAGCTCCGCGAAAAAATACGCGGAAGATAAGCACTACGAGTTCACCACGTCCGCAGAACTGCTGCTGGATCTGGAGTCTGATGCAGGAAAGTCCATCCTGGAAAGCGGTAACGCCTACTACGCCCAGACTCAGAAAGATCTGAACAAGTACGGTAAGGAACTCGGAAACCTCCTGACCAAATCGCTGGCGGATGGATTTATCAATGCGGACGAGTCGGCAGCGATTGCAGCTGCACAGCAGAAGATCGCCGAGATCACAAAGAAGATCGCAGATGCAGAATCTGATGCAGAGCTGACCCTCATTGACCTGAAATACGGAGGCGGCAAGCTGGACGAGGACTCCTTTACTGCGTTCATGCAAACCATCGAAGCCAATCTGAATGAGAAGTTAAGCTCCGCTGATGCGGCTGTCAAAGCTCAAATCTCCAACCTGAACCTCCGATTCCCTACAGATGCAGACAAGCAGACCCAGGAGTACAAGGACCAGCTCCAGACGATCCTGGATGGCTACAACCTGGAAGTCGAAAGCGTAACAGCAGACATTCTGGGATTCGAGCTCAACATCATCGGTGACATGCTCAACGGAGACGATATGCTCGGTGCGGATGCGCTGGATGACCTGAACAATATCATCCAGACCTGCCTCGACGAAGGTATCGAACCCGCTGAAATGGACCTGAGCAGACTGATCGATCTGTCTGGCAATCCGGAACTGGGAGAAGTCAACGCTGGACTTATCCAGGACTACCTGCAAAGCGTTTTCGACCAGCTGGATCTGAGCCAGTTCGAGTTCATCGAAGTCGATGGCAAGCTGCAGCTGAAGATGAAACCCGAAGTCGAGACAACAGAGGACACCGGGGCGAAGGTCAAAGATTATATCTCCTTCCAGCTCCCTGACACGGTAGATGAAACTGTTAGGGTGCAGATCACACCGCAGAAGATCATCGAAACCATGGACCAGGTAATGCCGGAGGATTTCAAGGTCCCGCCTACCATCGACCAAAGTGTCATCGTGAAACTGAACGCCGCCAAGACCGTCCAGGAACAGATCGATATTGTCGCATCTGAATTCGGCATCAATGAGGAAGAGGCAGCAACCATCCTCTGGAAGCTGACAGGTCAGAAGCAGGTCATGAACAAGATCACAGTCACGCCTGCTATGTTCGGTATTCAATCCTCCTACAACGTACCTATCACATTCAATCTCACCGGTTCAGCGAACATCGGAGGAGAAGGTTTCCGTGGCGGTATCTTCGGCGGCACCAGCGCCATGGGCTCCTATGCCCGGGGCGGCATCGCTGGCAAGGTAGCTGGAAACATCCCCGGCTTCTCTGATGGCGGCATCGTCCGCGGCGGATCTCAGCTGATCGAGGTCGCTGAGGAAGGATCCCCCGAAATGGTCATCCCACTCAGCAGCCAGCGGCGCGGCCGTGCCCTGAAGCTGTGGGCTCAGGCCGGTCACATGATGGGTGTCCCCGGATTCGCACGGGGCGGCATCATTGGCGGCGACGGAACATCCGACGAGGGCATCCGCTTCCATACTGCCGGAGATGATGACTCCGCCGGCGGCAGCAGCACTCAGGTCGATGTGGGCGGCATTACCGTTCATATCAATGTGACGACCGGTAGCAACGGCAATATCGCCGATGCCATCCGTGCCCAGGCGAACGAGATCACCGAAGCTGTGGCTGGTATCATGGCCGATGCACTCACCGGCCAGTTCGAGAACACGCCTGTGAGAGGAGGAGCTGCATAATGCACGTCGATATCTATGTCCGGGAAACGGACGGGGACCGGGAAATCCGGTTCCCGCTCCTCCCGGAGGAGTTCATATTCCAAAAGGGAGATACCATGTTCATCACCTGCGATATCATGGGCCGTGGTGAGGTGGCGATCCCGTCCGGAACGGAGCTCGGCGAATACTCGTGGAAAAGCGAATTCCCCGGCTCTCTCAGAAAAAATGACGCCATGATGCGCGGCACATGGCAGGATCCCAAGACCTACAAAAGCACCATTGACGACTGGAAGAAAAAAGGTACGAAGCTGAACCTGCTGATTACCGGCTATCCGGTCAACGTGGATGTGTACTGCGAGGAGTTCAGAACGAAGGGCGCTGGTCCTTTCGGCGATATCGTGTATGAAATCTCCTTCATCGAGGCCAGGGATATCACCATCACGACCAACAACACAGCCACCTCAACTGATACGAAGAGAGCGTCCACCACGGCGAGTCGATACACCATCAAGTCCGGCGATTCCCTGTGGAGCATCGCTGAGAAGCTCTACGGATCCGGTGCCAAATGGCAGGCGATCTACAACGCCAATAAGGACATCATCGAATCAACCGCAAAGAAATACGGAAAATCCAGCAGCCAGAACGGCCACTGGATCTATCCCGGTGTTATTTTGACCATTCCTGATGCCAACTGAGAGGAGCTGACGGCATGGAAGCATTAAAGCATAGACCTGTCTATACCGTGTACATCGTATCCGGCAACCAGAAATACAACGTCACCCCGGTGCTCAACTCGATTGACAGGTCTGATTCTGACTCCCAGATCGCACAGAAGGTCGTGCTTCATCTCACGAACATCCTGGTAGACGGCACCTGGCTGGTTAATCTCCTGAAGGCCAGAGACCGGGTGTACGTTTACGCCAACGATGGCGAGAGAAGCGAGGAAGTGTTCCGCGGATACCTCTGGACCCGGAAATACAATTCCTCTCTCGATGACCGGGATCTGGAATACACCTGCTACGATAATCTGATCTACTTCCAGGAGTCTGAGGACGCCCTGTTTTTTCCCTCCGGTAAAAAGACAAAGGACGTGTGTCAGTCCATCTGCGACAAGTGGGGAGTCCCTCTGGACTACACCTATGACAGCATTACCCATGAGAAGCTGCCGCTCAAAGGCAGAATGTACGATTTCTTCACGGCGGATATTCTGGACCTGGTCAAAAAGAAGAACGGCAAAAAGTATGTCATTCTCAGCGACCGGGACACCATGTACATCAAGCCGGTAGGCTCGAACTCGACCATCTATCATTTCAAGGCCGGCAAGAATGTCTCCAAAGTGGCCAGCGGCTGGACGATGGACGGCATGATCACGCAGGTGGTCATCCTCGGAAAAGCCAGCGACGATGAAAGCCAGCCCGTCGAAGCGACCGTCAGCGGCGACACTGCAACTTACGGTACACTCCAGAAGATCGAGGATCGAGATGAAAATACCAGCCTGGAAAAAGCCAAGAAAGAGGCTGAGACCACCATCAAGGAAAAGGGCAAGCCCAAATGGGAATACATCATCTATGCTCCGGACATCCCCTGGATCCGGGAGGGAGACAAGGTCTATCTGGATGCGGGTGAAGTTGTGGAAAGCTATCTCATTATCACATCCATTGATCGCAGCTATGACAGCAAAAACTGTGAGATGACGCTGACCCTGGAAGATTTGGAGTAGGAAAGGAGGAGCCATGGAAGGCTACAACACAAAGCGGCTGGCCAATGTGCTGGCAAACCGCATGAAGGATACATCAAATGCCGCTGTTCGTACAACCATTGAGCTCGGAACGTACAACCAGGATCATTCCATTACTCCTGACAGTTTAAGAGTTCGCATCCCGAAAGGGGAGTACATGATCAACTTCGTGCTGACCAATGATGTATATACGGCATCAGAGGACATCAGCTTCTCAGGCGGCGCACACCACCAGGAAGTGGGTTCCGGTGCTCATGAGCACAACAATGTCGGTATGCACAACCACAGACTCCCGCCGAAACTGTTCCCCTTGCAAGAGGGGGACCGAATCCTGATTGCATGGTGTGGCACCGAGCCAGTGGTTATTGCTAAAGTAACCAGAAGCAAGTAAGGAGGAGTAAGCATGGCAAACAACCTATTCCCAGACGGCTATGCGCGAGAATACATCACCGAAGAGGATCTGATTGAGCAGAAGCCCATCGGATACCGGAACGGAATCGCATTCGACTATGAGCGTGGAGACTTTCCCCGGGACGGCATGAACAAAATGCTGGACAGCCATGGTATCGAAAGCTGGGAATCCTGGTGCCTGAATTGCCTCCAGACAGAGCGGTATAAGCACCTGGCGTATTCATCCGACTTCGGTATCGAGCTGGAAGCAGCACTGCGCGCCAAAAGCCGGGAGGAATCGGAAAGTATCCTCACCCGGCAAATCACAGAGGCACTTATGGCCGACCCTTATGAGCGGACGGCTTACATTTCCGAAATTACATTCAACTGGACAGCTGCAGACTCTGTATCTGTCGATGTTACAGTTCACGGCAGAGATGACGTTACCATCGACATCACTGCATACCTGACCCGAGGGGAGAGATAATCATGGCAGAATTCAAAACCCCTGATTTTTTGTTGAATCGCACAACTGACGATAACCACAGACTGATGCAGTCAATCATGCCGCCTGATATCGACATGAGCGAAGGTGGCCACGCCTGGAACACCACACGTCCTACGGCTCTGATCGTTGCAGAACTTTGTGAATTCGTCCTTCCGGAAGTAATCAAACTTATTTTCCCGGAATGGTCCTATGGCGAATTCCTGGATCACCATGCGGAAGACAGGCGACTGTTCCGAAAGGAAGCACATGCGGCATTTGGCCATCTCACCATCACCGGTAACGAGAATACGGTCATTCCGGCCGGGAGCCTGTTCTCCACGGCTGCTGTGAACGGCCAGCCATCCGTTGATTATGCCACCCTTGAAACGGTCACGATCCCGGAGACTGGAGCGGTGACTGTGGAGGTGCAGTGTACCCAGACCGGCACCATCGGCAACACTCCGGCCAACACCGTCGTCCTGCTCGGCAGCAACCTCTTCGGCATAACGGAGATCACAAATCCTGAACCCATCACCGGCGGTACCGAGGAGGAAACCGAT